CACCGAGATCATCTTCCAATTCTTACATCACTGGACCATTACCGTTCTTGAAACCCACGGTACCACCCTGTTCTTTGATACGCTTAATTACGTCTTCAAATAAGATAGGGCGAAAATCTGTTTGTTCAACGCAAACACAGAAGTAACGCGGATCGATAATCTCACCCATTTCCTTGTCGTCAAACATAACACGATTGGTATGTAAGTGACCATGAATGTTAGTACCGAAACGATATAATTGTCTTGGATGCAGAGGGATATGAGTTAAAATCATACCGTTCATCACATGACTACCACGAATGTCTCTGAAGTATTGAGTATATTCCTCTAACTTGAAGATGTCATGGTTACCCTTGATCAGAACCTTGTCACCATTTAACCGGCTCATAATACTTAACGACTTGCGGTTAATGACAACGTCACCTAAGTGATAAACCTTGTCGTTTGGCTTGACGGTTTCGTTCCATCGCTTGACCATTTCCTCATCCATTTCTTCTGGATCAGTCCACGGTCGAATCTTAGTCACTCCGTCTGCCTCAGTGAATCTGCATACTCCACTATGCCCGAAAGTGTGTGTCAGATACTAAAAATACTGCTGGCATGTGACTTCCTCCTATAATCATTAGCAGAGAATCGATCACCGTTTCTCCATTTGTTAATCAACGAAAGAACAAGTTCTTGTTCTTCCCATTCATATTCATATGTTTCTATTCTACTACACAATTCATCAAAAGTCAAGACCCATCTGAAGTATGCGAAGATACTTAATTTATCACTCTACCACGACGCCAACCATCAGGAATTTCGTGTAGTTTATTGATCTTTTTGTTTTCCAAACCATCGGTTATCCACATAGTTCCGAACTGCGAATTTTTATCTTTACTATGTTTTTCCAATGCGCTATAGCGCATTTTTTGTTTAGTTTCGTCAGAATGTTTACGCCCAAGAAACCTTTGATTACCAAGATTAGATTGACTGTTTTTACTTTTAGAATCTTCAGAATGTTTACGTCCGTACATAGGACTATTTGGATATTTTTCTTTCAATCGCAAAGACATCTTTAAGTAATGGTCAGCAGAATGTGTCGGATTTTCCTTCCAAGCATTTAGATAATCAAACCCACCATATCCACCTAGCTTTAGATTGTATGTATTTTCTTCAGCAAGGAATTCATCATTAACAATCTCAGCTTCTTTTGCGTACATAAGTTCTGGAGTATCAAAAACAAAAAGAATTTCTTTGGTAAAATTTTCTATACCATGCTTCTCTTGAGAGTATTTAAGATACTTTCCAGAACCCATATAATTGTCATTCAAATCTTTGGTTTTATGTGATCCAATATAGATCTTACCATTGATTCGATTCGTTATTTTATAAACAGTATAGTACATAGTTTCCTCCTATGTAACTATTTATAAAAGTTCGAGTCTTGACATCAACTCAAGGGAGGAAGCGGTGAGATTCGAACTCACGGACCCTTTCGAGTCGGCTGCTTTCTAGACAGATACAATAGACCACTCTGCCACGCTTCCATTGAATAACAGGATACTTTCTTCGTCTGCTCTACCGAATGAGCTATTCGCGCTATTGCGTGAAACTGGAGTCGAACCAGTTACCTAACGTTTGAGTTAGTTTTGCTGTAAGTATCCTAAAACTTGGTGAAGTGAGTAGGGATCGAACCTACCTGCACCGAAGTGCCACTGGGTTACAGCCAGCTAGAACACCATTGTTCCATTCACTCCATAATTTGGCGGAAAGCAGAGGAGTCGAACCCCATCCCATTTCTGAGAACCCAGTTTTCAAGGCTGGTCGCAGGACCAACCCCGCTGCATTACTTTCCATTTGTTTGGTGCGTCCTGAGGAATTCGAATCCCCAACCTCTGAGTTCGTAGCCCAGTGCACTATCCAGTTGTGCTAAAGACGCGAAATTTGGTACCTCGTGACGGGTTCGAACCGCCGACCTTCTCCTTGTAAGGGAGACACTCTACCGCTGAGTTAACGAGGCATAGGTGACTGATTACTTATCTCATTGTACGCCATCAGTCAAGGCGATATTTGGCTCCGCATCTGGGTAACGATCCCAGCTAAACATTGATTAACAGTCAAGCCCATGCACCATGCTCGGGTTCTGCGGAATTGAAAATAACAGGATCAACTTTTTAGTTTCTGGATAAAAGAAAGTTTTTAAGTTTGCTGAAATGATCCTAAAACTGGAGCGGGATGCGAGAATCGAACTCGCAACTTCAACTTGGAAGGATGACGTTTTACCACTAAACTAATCCCGCATAAATCTGGTTCCCAGTAGAGGTAACGATCCTCTGTCTTACTAATCTACTGGTAGAAGATGTTGGTAACGATCCAACCTCTGTGCCTTATCAAGACACTGCTAATCCGTCTCAGCTAATCTCCCAATATATTCTTTAGATAGCTGGTGTTCCAGAAGAACAAACAATCTAACAGAGTTTTGCTCAATGACCTTTCTTATCTTTTCTTCGTCATGTTTTGCTTTATAGCTATTCTTTGGGTCAAGCCAGATATCTAAATCTGGAAGATAAAAATCTGCAAAGTAATTCCTATTATCATATTTCAACGCTTTAGGTCTAATCCATTTTATACCAAGTTCATTTAAAATCTCACTACACCTAAATTCATAAGAACTTTGAAGTGTAGTTTCTTTTCCAAACGAGTCAATAACTCGAAACTTCTTCGAGTTACCAGCGTTTTCTCTATAACCACCGAACCCTTGCTTTTTAGCATTTTCTGATCTTTCTTCGGTAGACCAAGCTGCTGCCCCACCTCTTTTCCAGTTAGATCTGTCATATACTGGCGGCTCAATACACAATGATTTTGATTTTGTGTATTGATTACTACCCTTCTTACCTAACATTCCATTTTTATATTCCCTGTTTGCATTTTTAGGACACCTTAATTCATGATTTTTATGTGACCTTTTGTTGCAATCTTTACTACAGTATTTACAAATAAACATAGTTGTTTCCTCCTATATCTATTTATAAAAATAAATCAGTCGTATGCTCTACCTTTGAGCTAACCGGGAATTATTGGTGCAACCTGCAGGGATCGAACCTGCTTCAATGGCTCTTCAAACCACCGCTATGACCACATCAGCTAAAGTTGCATAAAATTCTTAGGGGTGACTAATGGGAGTTGAACCCATACAAAGAGAATCACAATCTCTGATGCTACCGCTACATCATAGTCACACCTAAGAACTCGTTTGGTAGGAGCAGAGGGATTCGAACCCTCGACCAACGGATTAAAAGTCCGCTGCGCCATACTCCCATATTAAAACACACTATAGCTTCCTCTTGAGGCTTGCTAGACATTTTGCTTCGTAGCACTGAGCCTTGTACTCAGATAATATGTTTTAATATGGCACCCCCTGATGGATTCGAACCACCGCATGTCGGAATCAAAATCCGATGCCTTACCAGCTTGGCTAAGAGGGTACATAGACTGACTACCGAAGCAGTCAGTCTCATAAATTGGTACGCAAATTGTTAAAGATCTTTAGTCAAACAGCCGTTGCCATTCAACGTAAGCACCTATTTTACTTCAAACCTGAATTAAAGTCAAGCACTTCTTTCAAGCTAAGCGAAGAACAGAACAACCTCTTCACTCAACCTAAGCACCTATTTTACTTCAGAAGTGAATTAAAGTAAAGCACTTCATAAGACCCTACAGTCTGTAGGGGTAAAACAAAAAACCCTCGAGAGACTTTCATCTCCGAGGGTTTTGGTAAAATTAAGTAAGACCGTTACGTCTTCTTACCAAAACCCTCAACATCATACTCAATCGCAAATACATTTCCTGATTGTGGGCGTGCGCCTGTCCAGACTCTATTTGATAGAGGTAGATGTTTTCTGGATAAGAGACACGACATTTGCAATTGATTCCTTGGTTTGATAAGACTATGCCTTATCATCTATTTAGCGTTATTATACAGCGATTTTCGTTTAAAGTCAAGTTTTTTCAACATTTATTTCGCACTTCACCAGAAAGTCTTCACCAGCGGTGTCACGGTAGCTGTTACGGTAGTAAACGTTCTTGATTCCAGCGCCGTAGACCAACTTAGCACAGTTGATGCAAGGAGCATGAGTGATGAATATGCTGGCGCCAGTGCCTCGTTCACCATCGCGTGCCAACTTGAGAATTGCATTAGCTTCTGCATGAATAACCTCATCTTTTGTTTTCAATGTTACCAACCACTTGTCGTCGACATCGACAACAATTTCTTCTTCACACTCATTACTCCAGCCAGCTGGCATTCCATTATAGCCGATGGAGATTATACGGTTTTCTTGGACTACCACTGCACCCACCTTCAACCTGGTGGCAGAACTCAGCTGAGCAAAACGCTCAGCAGTATCCATGAATGCATCAATCCATTTCTGTTTCATATTAGCGATAGTAGCAAGCAGTAAATTCGCGAACCTGACCAAATTGATCTTGAATGAATTTTACTTCACAGTACTGTTTTGGTGCAGGTTGATAAACAGGCATCGGCTCAGGCTGATATACAACTTGCGGTTGTACGATAACTTGACCGCGCTGCGAGTTCATAATAACTCCGGTCACAACACCACCGATAACGGTACCGATAATAATATCACGAGTTCCGTTATGGTGCTGGTGCCTATGATTTTGAGCACAAGCAGGTGCCGATGCCAAAATACCAACAGAGGCGACAGCAACAGCGGCGATCAAAAAGACTTTCTTCACTTCGGGTTCCTTTTTAACTTTCTTACAGCTATTATACTCCAGGAGCGAATTAAAGTCAACACCTTCCAAATAACCCCTCGCTCCGGAGGGTTATTTCCCACTAGACTTGGGCTCCAGGCAGTGTCACCTCGTTTTTTACCTTGGCAGCCTTCTTTGCAGGGGCTGTAGGGGTCGCTGGAGGCGTCGATTGCACGAAGCCAGCGTCGTACAGGGTTCTGTGCGTCAGGTTCGGGTAGAGCCTTGGAAGGTCCTGGTCTTTGACTGCCATGAGCAACGCTGCCTCGGTAGGGTGCACGCTTTCTAGAAGATTAATAAAAAGAGATTCTCTGCGAACTTGAGTTAAATCTTTTCTAGTAAAGATATAGAATTTCTTAACTTCCATATGTAAATTAGCTGGGCTCATACCAATTGGAGCAGCGTCTTTCTTAAATGGAGGATCACCTTCCGGAAGGAGAAACTTTCTAGCTGGATTAAATGCAAACTCGAAAACGAATTGCAAAGATGCATTCTCTTTATACTTAGAAGCAATCTTTGGGTTGTTATTAATCTCGGTTAGCATTTCAGTAATATATTTTGTCATCAGAAATCCTCAATATCGTTCAAAAGCAGTCGACACTTTTTGTTAATTAGATAGTTCATGACCGACATGCGATCACCCTTTGGTTTGTTATTTAGATATGCAGTGGTGATTTCTTTTGAAAGATCTTCGGGAATGAATTCAAAATCAACCAGAGTCTGATTCCGATGCCAATTACGACGTTCTTCATCGTTCTTACATGCAGCGAAACCAATCTCAAGGAATTCGTCAAGTCGTTTCTGAGAAACAGATTTCTGACGCTCACCTTTAACAAAGACATCATCTTTACTTAGGATGTTTGGAATACCATCGTCACTAGCTTTAACGATATGGGTGATAATTTTCTCGTGCAGTTCTTTCTTAGTAACCTTGATGTACTTTTTCTGCATCGGTGACCACTGGCTCACGTTATCAAATTTTTGCAGTTGGAAGAAATCTCCATCTGAAGAAAGAATAAGAACCTTCTGCGGATCTTCCATCAAACCCTGCTGAACCAACGCATTGGTTTGTGTCCACTTAGCCATGACAGCAATAATGTCATCTGCTTCTGCACGTTCAACGTGAATAACACGATAAGGGAAGTGCTCAATCAAATCAGCACGCATATCAGAAAGTGTGTCAAAGATCAGCGTCCAATCCAGATCTGAATTCTCGCGTGCCTTCTTACGTCCAGCTTTGTAGTATTCAAAGAAATCTCGGCGCCAGTACTTACGACCATCACAACAGATTACAACTTCACCATACTCTTTACCATACTTCTTCTTGAAGGACTTGATGGTAGAAAGTGTAACGTGACGAATAAGATTAATAACCTCAGCTTCATTACCTTTCAATTCTCGTTGAAAGGTAAGAATAGCTGCCAGAGATACCTGACTATAATCAACCAAAATCATCAAAACGCTCCCAGAATAATAGTTTCTTCATTAATACGACCATTGGGCACAGCAGGCTTAGAAGTCAACTTCTTCAAAGCAGCACCCAGCGCACGTTTACCCATAACCAAACCCTTGAAGAATTCTTCAGGCTTACGCACGGTCATCACCTTGGATTCCTTGATATCAAATCCAAGGATAGTCGTACCGCGAACAGACAAAGTTCCCGACTCTGCCTTGTAGACAGTGACACGACGGTACTTGGTGTTGTACACCCAAACTTCATCAGTTCCAACCATAGTCTCAGGCTTAACCGACTTCAACCCCAACTCAGTGAATTCCTTCATGTACTTAACGTTGGCAGTGATCTTTGAAGCAGGCTGCGGTTTACGCACACGAGGAGCGCGAACAGCCTTGGCAGACTGGACTTGTTGCGTGCAGTCTTCAACGATTGACACAACGAAAGCCAGGAACTTCTTCAAATCACGCTTTGGGAGATGCTTGTAACCCTCAACCAACTGAGCGTCAGTACCAGCGACAGCTTCCTGCAACTCAGCAACCAGACGCGTATACTTCTCGCCGATGCGCTTTGCCACCGGAGAAGAAATATGGTAAGACTTCAGGTATTGCTTGGCAGAGAATTCTTTCTTTTCCTTGACAAAATCATCAATGGCTGCATCAATCTCCGCGGCATGCTTGGAAGCACTCTCTGCCATACGATCTTGAATAGAAACCTTTGGAGTTTCCGCAACAACTACCTTGGCAACTGCCTTGGTTTTCTTGTACTTGACAGAGAGCTCCTTGATGATCCGAGTGATGTGATTATCCTCGTTTTCGCGAAGGACTTGATCACGCATAGAAAGACGACACAGAAATGCCAACGAGCGCAGTTCAAAGTCCGTGGCAGAATTCAGAGGAATAACTGCAGTCTTCAGGTTGTGCGTGACCAGATACTGCAACACCCACTTACGGCGATCCTTATCGGTAGAATTAGCATTGTACCAATTCAGTGCCAACACCAGATCTTTGTTATAAGAATCCAGAGCCAGCGTGGGCTCGATATCCTTCTTAGCGAAGATACGGTGAGCTTTTTCGCGACGTTTAGCAGTGTTTTGCATAGGTGACCTCATCAAGTTAAAGACTATTTTACTCTGAAGATGAATTAAAGTAAAGCCCCTTCACTTCGTAGGGCTTTTACATGCATGGAGTGAACTGCTTGACAGATTCCCAGCGGAACGAGCGCCACTGTTGCTTGTCTAAGTCAAAGACCCGAATCGTCGGTCCAGGAGTGCTGGTAGCTTCTTCGCCATCGGTTTTTGGCTGGCTTTCTTGTGGGATGCTAGCTGGGTTGAGTGTGCATCGCATTTTTCGTTCTGTTCCGTCTTGCTTGGTAAAAACGACAGTGCATCCTTCTGCAAGAGAACGCAAATTTTCGATTGCCCAGGGTTGTAGTTCATTAAATCGTTCCAGATTGGTCTTCATTGTAAAATTCTTTCAAATGGTTAATAAATGGCAGCATCATTTCTTTCAATGCCTCAGGAGAAGGATACATCTTAGTTTCAGTTTCTTGAATAATGCAACCATCACTATCCAATACTTTACGTGAGAGTTTAAACTCAACCGTATCATAAGGTAGAGCTTTCAGAGATAGTGTAGTTGCAACATCATTAGCAACATGTGTACGTTCAAAATTAATACTCATATAGATCCTTCTTGTGTTTAGATTTACGTTGAAATGAGACTTTGCTATCAACTACACGCATACGATACTTAGGCGTATGCAAGTCCTTAGCAACAAGGTCACGAGGTTTATTATACTCAACCTTTACCTTTAGATCAAATTTATCTGTTTTCATAAGTGTTCCTAATCAAACCCAACACCGTTATTTTACACCGACTGCGCTTTAAAGTCAACTAAATGTGAAAAGACCCTACTGTCAGTAGG